CCGCTGTAAAGGTGTAGCAGGGTGACTTCTACGTTGACAACCCTGTGGACAATGAGTGTATAACATGTGTATAAGCTGTGGATAGCCTGTGGATAACTTGAAAAGTATTTTGGCATAGCCTGTCTCGCCAAACGGCCTGTCAAGATTTTTTACGCTAGATTTCAGCGTAGAAACAACAGATCTAGGTATGGTTTTCACAGTTTTTCCTACCGATTTTACCAGAAATCCCCTGATTCTGCGCCCCTACGGTCTAGGACCATATAGCCGGCTATAGACAGTTAGATCTAGAATGACCCCGCTGCTAAGAGCCGTCCTGGTATGTGCGTGTGTAGATCAGGCACTAGAGTACATACACTAGAGTACCTACGCTAGAACATATGTGTATATGTCTACATGTGTGTATATGTGTCTAGTACTATATACACCTTGACCTAGTAGTGTATTGGCTGTATACTAGTGACTATAAGCCTATAGCACAGAGAATCCCGGGTTTGATCTAGCCGCTGCCGTGGTCTAGATAAGCGCCGGAACTAAGGAGGCAGCCTAGCTGAGATGAGCGATCATCATGGAGCCGTGCTGTGCTAGAATCCTCGCGGAGGCAGCCGCGTGCTATACCGTATATGAGGTAGTCATAACCGGGGAGGAGGGCTCTGGGAACTGAACTAGCAGTAGCCCAGATTGAACCTCGGCAGGGATCGTGAAGGTCCTGCCGGGGTTTCTCTAAGATCAAAGAAGGTATCTAACTATGAAAAAGACGGATTGGACCCTAGAAACCATGTTCCTCGTGGTGTTCTTGATCTGGGTCTTAGCGGAGCTAGTATGGGGCACGGCCTGTGATTCAGACTATGCTGTGTGCCCAGGACAGTATACAGAGGACAGCGCTCAGGACGAGCAGCGAGAAACGGAATGGAGATCGGCCAGGGCTAGAGGTGATCCAGATACTGAGATCAAGAGGATCATCGGAGGGGATCCCGCGGCTAGGGTGCAGAAGGGACCTACTGATTGAAGCTTTACATATCTTTACAAGCATAGGGTTGACAAATGGTAAAACCGACTGTATAATATGTGTATGAGAAAGAAAAGAACCGATCGAAATCATGTGATCTATCAGCTGACAGTGGGCACACTGCGCTACGTGGGTGTCACGGCTAAGACAGAGTCTACAGCGTTAAAAAGCGCCAGGACCCGTGCGGCCAAGCACTTCTATCGTGCGCACACAGAAGCCCTGGACTGGAGCCTCTGTTCAGTGCTGAGGCTGCTAGAGGACAAGAGCCAGATCACTGTAGCAGTGTTAGAAGTCATCAGAGGCAAGGCCGAGGCACACCGCAGAGAAGTAGAGCTACGCAGGCAGTTGCGCCCAGAGCTCAACACTGATACCCGGGGAGATTGAAGGGTCTTTATTTTGGCAGTATAATAGCGACATAGACTAACAAGGAGCGACTTATGGGACGAGTATTACATTTTAGACCGATCTGTATCAACCCAGGCTGTGGCAGTCTCTGCGCCACTCAGAGGGGACGAGTGGGTGGATCAGATGTGAGATATAGGGTGTTCTGCGGCACTTGTCACAAGAACAGCTATATGGATTATCCATTGGCTCCGGGGGTTAAAAGGTTCAAGAAAAATCGTTGTTCTAACATTAACAGCAGGCTAGGGTTCCCCTGTGTGGTAGATTGGGACTTGGTAGCATCTACAGGCTTTAAACTAAGCACAGAAGTAGATCACAAGAACGGTGATAACACGGACAATCGTCCACGAAATCTACAGGAACTCTGTAGTTTATGCCATTCGGAAAAAGGCAAGCGAGCAGGAGATCACAACAAGTGGAAGCACTATAAAGAAGCTTGACAAATGGTAAAACCGATAGTATACTAAGTTTTTTAAGGAGCACTCATGAACATCGATCAAGTCAACCAAGCCATCATCCATGGTTCGTTCACTAATGATGAATTGAACACCATCACTGAAGCTGTCAAGTTCGCCCGTCACAGGCTGATCTCTGAAAACAAGCGCGGGCTACGCCTAGGGCAGGCAGTGACCTTTAACAGCGTGCGGCGCGGCCGAACCATGCAGGGCAGTGTGACCAAGATCGCACAGAAATACGTCACGGTCAGCACCACAGAGGGTCTCTGGAAGGTGCCAGCTAACATGTTGGAAGTGGTATGAAGCTAGATCATGTGCAGTGGGCGGGCGCAGTACTCATAGTACTAGGGCATGCACTCAACAGCGTGGGGCCCGCGGCCTATCCCTGGAACATCGTGAGCTTCACCGTAGGCACAGCGGCCTTTACCTTCTGGGCCTATCGGGTCAAGAATCGCCCACAGCTGACAGTGAACGTGATATCAATAGCCATAATGGTTGTAGGGTTATTGCGTGCCTTTGGTTGACGGGCGGCAGTTTTGATCGTATAATATATGTATTGTTAAACAAAAAGGAGCGAACTTTATGGGAACAAGATCACGCATCGGAGTCATGCACGGCAGCAACTGCAAGAGCGTATACTGCCACTGGGATGGCTACTTAGAGCACAATGGCCAGCTCTTAGCCCAACACTACGACAGCTCAAAGGCCAACCAGCTGGTATCGCTGGGTGATCTCAGCAGCCTCAAGAAGAACATCGGAGAGAAGCATGCATTCAGCACATATGATCTCACTGAAGATCAGCAGGCAGCCTACGATGCCGAGCACGGTGATAGCTGTACCTTTTACGGACGCGATCGCGGCGAGACTGGTACTGAGTGGAAGGTAGACGACACCTTTGACAAGTTCTTTGAGCGTGCTGAAGGCTGCGGCGCTGAATGGTACTACATCATGCAGGATGGCGTGTGGTATGCGGGCAACACCTACGAATCAGACGTGAAGTTTTACAACAAGCTAGTGCCACTAGCTGAAGCATTGGCTTCTGTTTCTGACACTATGGAACAGATCGCTTAACAAGGAGCAACTATGAGTATCCATGCTCGACTACAAGCACTAAGGGAAAGCCCTAGCCGAGGGGTTAGGGATGAGATTGAAATCACTAAACTGGAGAACGAAATGAGCGCAATGAAAGACATCGCATATGATATCGAGCAACTCTACATCGACGGCATGAGTGCCAAAACCATCGCCAACGTGCTCGAGATTCCAATCGAGATGGTGTTAGCTTGGTTGGATGGTGAGGGTGTGGCGGATCAGCCACAGACCGAAGATCTGAGCCCTTTCGAAACTATTAACAGTTGACAGTTCGAACTAGCTGTGCTATATTAATAGTTCCAGTTAGTTATTTTTCACACACAGACATTCACAAGGAGATTAACATGTCTAAATTCACACATGCCGGAGTTTCAAAACAAAACGGTGAGTTCAAGGTCCGCTTCTGCAATGACGCTATGCGTGTCAAGGTACTACGTAAAAATGGGCACAAAGATATCGATATCATCGAGCTCAAGAACCCCATGACCAAGGAAGATGCTGTAGCATACCTGTTGAGCATCAACTTTGACAACGGCAACAAAGCCGTGCGTGCCGCTCTCGAAGCTGCCGCTGAGAAGCGTGGGGTCTCTACACAGGCTGCCAAGAAAGAGCAAAAGCCTAACAAAGAAGCTAAGAAGCCTAAGAAAGAAACTCCAGCTAAGGCTGCGGTGACTCCACAGGTTCCAGCGCTAGAGGGCATGGCTCCATTAGGTATCGCTACTAAGGCTGATCTCGAAGACGCACCTTTCTAAACATACAGAGACCCCGCTGTAATACCCAATGAGTAGACTCTCATACATGTGTAGACCCTGGGTAGTCTTTGACCCGGAACTCAAGGCCCATCGCAAGTGGTTCGAAGAGTTCCAAAGGTTGGGCACCTGGGGACGCTGTCCGGTCCGGTTCATCACGGATGACAACGGGGATCTCGTAACGATGATCCAGAGATCCCTAATCCGCTATTACGTAACAAAAGAATTTGGAGCGAAGAATGAAACAAGCATTAGATCAGTTGGACGAAATAGTAAGAAGTTGGATAAAAAACCAGTTGCAAAGCCAGTAAAGAAAGCGTAATATATATGTAACTGTTTAAGTACAGCAACATATAGGAAACAACAAAAATGATTAAGAAGTTCAATCAAGAAACCAAAGCATACAAGTTATTCAAGGCACTACAGGCCGGCGAGCGTATTACTGCTAGCCAAGCTGAAAAGCGTTTTGGAATCAAGAACATCAGCGCTGAGGTCAGCCGTGTTCGTCAGCATGGTTTCGCTGTATATCGTAAGAACCGTGTAGCAGGTAACAACGCTCACGTGGTAGAGTATGTAATGGGAACCCCAAGCCAGGAACTAGTAGCTCTAGGTTACAAGGCCATGGCCCTGGGCATCACCCTTTAATAGGTTGCTCCCAAAGTCCTGGTAGTCGCTCCCCAGGCACTAGCCCCAGAGATCCAACGTTAGGATCCTGGGGCTTTTTCACGACCATGTCATCAGGTTTCACGACGCAGCGTGCAGGGAAGGACTGAGAGAAAGACCCTAAGGTTGACTGGGATATTATTTGGCAGTATAATAAGGTTTTTAAGGAGCACACATGACAGCACTCAAAGACTACATCGCCCAGCAAAACAAGTGGAACGCCATGTTCAACGGCCGCCAGTATGAGGTCACTACAGCAGTAGGCCGCCGCCAACTCGCTGCACACATCGATGCGGCACTAAGCCCTGAGAACCTTAGCTGTGATGGTGAGTTACCTCGCAGTGAAGTCCAGCGCCGCTACAAGCAACTGACACAGGTGGCCGCAGAGCTCAAGGCCTTGGATCCTACGGTTGAGTTCTACGAATATTAACCCTACGGTTGACTCGGGTATTATTTGGCAGTATAATCGTCACATAGCAACAAAGGAGCACTTATGTTTTATAGCCAGGAAGAGTACAACGCACAGATCGCAGAGCTGTTAGCACAAGGCCTCACGCTAGACCAAGCAGGCGCACAAGTTGAAGAAAACATGGCTGAAGACGAGCGTGACTACAACGAGTTCCGCAATCGCCAGAACATGATCGACGATGAATGGTACGCTGACCAATACGATATCTAATACCAGGCATTGGGACCAAGTGGCTTTTTAGCCACGCCCATGTAAGTCCAATCTAATTTGACGCTATAATATTACTTTTAAAGGGAGCACTTATGTTAATAGCAGAAGCGTGTGAGAGAGTACAAGCGTATGCCGAGCAAAACACCAACTGTGACATCCTTATGGCGGCCACAGAGATGTGGGATCTCAGGGATGAGCTGTTCGCACCGGATGCAGAAGCCATCCGTTTGTTTATGAGAGATATGCGTAAACTTATGACACCAAAGGAGACTGCATGAGAGATTACATCTGCCTATATCGCGGCAAAGAGATCGCTGTCCAGGCCTCGAGCTCCTATGAGGCACAGCAAAAAGCGCAGGCGAGATTCCGTTGTAAAAAAGCCTATGAGATCACAGTCCTACTAGCAGACAGTATAATAGACACTTCAACCATTTAAGGAGATCCTATGCCAAACTGGTGTAACAACAACCTCAAGTTAACCCACACAGACCCAGAGATGATCGAGCGTGCGGCACGAGCATTTGCTGATAGTAGACTGCTCGATGAGTTTATTCCTATCCCATCCGATCTACAGATCGTAGCAGGCCGTGTAGGTTCAGATGATGACGAAAAGCAGAAAGATCTCAGGGCACAGGAAGAAGTCAACCTAGCCAAATTCAACTACAAAAACTGGTATGATTATTGTGTCAACGAGTGGGGCACTAAGTGGGACGTCGGGGGTGATGATGGCAGTATCACCAGGTTAGATTCTAACAGCGTCAGTTTCTACTTTGACAGTGCCTGGGCCCCTCCTATCGCTGCCTACGAAAGGTTACTTGATCTAGGGTTCGGTGTAAAGGCCTACTACTATGAATCCGGAATGGCCTTCTGTGGTGTGTTTGATGCAGACGGGGATGAAGGCTACAATCTCTCTGACATGACTAGCGATCAAGTCAAGGATGCCATCCCCGAGGATCTCGATGAGATGTTTGGGATCTCAGAAACTATCGCTAACTACGAGGACGAGGAGAATCAAGAGATCGATCTAGACGGAGGTGTGAGCGCAGTCAACGAGTAATCATGATGGTGTGGCTTTTGGGCCACACTCCCAAAGGCCCGCCATTTGTGCGGGTTTCTTTTTTATTGTATAATACACTTACACTAACAAAGGAATAAACATGCAAAAAGTTTACATTGTGCAAGTGAAGGGATGGGGCGACGATGAGGACGCATTTTACAACATAAGCGCACACAGTACACAAAAACTAGCGGACGCACACATACAGCAAATACAAGCGGACTGGGA